GGCGGCGGCTTGGCCGCGTCCTTTCTCTTGAAGGCGCGCGACCTCGGCCTTCCGCTGCCCGAAGCTTGCGTTCTGGCAACGCCGGAAGCCGATCTTACCGAGAGCGGTGACAGCTTTGAGACGAACGACACGATCGACGTCGTGCTCAAGCACCGGCTTACTGAGACGATCGCACTCTACGCCAACGGCCATGATCTCCGAGACCCCTACCTCTCGGCCGTGTTCGGGGACTTCAGCAAAGGCTTTCCGGCAGCAATGCTGGTCTCCGGAACACGCGACCTGTTCCTGTCTAACACCGTCATTCTGCATCGCGCGCTGTTGCGGGCAGGATGCGAGGCTGAGCTGCATATTTGGGAAGCGATGCCGCACGGTGGCTTCTTCGGTGCACCTGAGGACGGTGAGGTTCTAATGGCCGAGGCTGCGTTCATCCGACGAAAGCTGCGGATCGATTAATGGGCAAGCAGTAGAAAAGACTGGCATCCAGCTACCGAATGGAGCTTCCCTTCAGTTCGCCATTCTGATTCAGCGTCGGCATGAGCCGATATGATCTGACCGACTTCGAATGGCGCGTGATCGAGCCGCTGTTGCCCAACAAGCCCCGAGGCGTGCCGCGCGTTGATGATCGGCGGGTACTGAACGGTATCTTCTGGGTTCTGCGGTCCGGTGCGCCTTGGCTCGATCTACCCGAACGCTACGGTCCGCGAACCACCTGCTACAACCGCTTCGTGCGATGGCGGAAAGCGGGCGTATGGAACCGGATGATGGATGCCATCACCGCCGCGCACGATGGCGACATCCAGATGATCGATAGCACTTCCGTTCGCGCCCACCAGCAGGCCGCAACGGCAAAAAGGGGGATCGAGATCATTGTCTCGGTCGTTCCCGAGGCGGGCTCACGACCAAAATCCACGCGGTCGTCGACAGGCAAGGCCTCCCGATCCGCCTGAGCCTGACCGCCGGACAAAGCCACGACGGCCAAGCTGCCGATGGCCTGCTCGATCATGTTGGTGCCGGAACGATAGTGCTGGCCGATAAGGCATACGATGCCGACCGCAGGTGCAAGTGTTCATCCACGAGAGCCGGCGAGACGAACTGCGCGCTGCAGCCCGCAAGATGGCGCGGCCCCGGCGGGCCAGTCGACCCTCGAGGCTTCCCTCCAACTGAAAAGGGCCCGGGGAATGACCCCGAGCCCTCGACCTCAACCTTTGCCAGTGCACCCGCTCAGTTGGTGATGATGACCTCTCCCACCGACTTTGCCGCGCCGGCACCCACGGTGTAGCTCAGCTGTTCTTCGCGGAACTGGAAGCCGGCGAAGATGCGGCGCACTTCCGGGTGGTCATTGAGGGACAGGACGAACCGGCCGCGCACGTGGCGCAGCTGCTCGGCCATGGCTTCGAACTCACCTCGGCCGAACATGTCCCGGCCATAGTCGTCCTCGCTGCCGTAGTAGGGCGGGTCGAGGTAGAACAGCGTGCCCGGCCGATCGTACCGCGCGATGAAGTCCGCCCAGGGCAACCGCTCGATCGTCACGCCTGCCAGCCGCTCGTGGACCGCCTCGATCATCGGGCCCAGCTTCGTCACGTCGAAGCGGGCGGGGTTCTCGGCCGAGACGCCGAACGTCTTGCCGCGCACCCGCCCGCCGAACGCCAGGCGCTGCAGGTAAAGGAACCGCGCCGATCGCTGCATGTCCGTTAGCGATGATGGCTCCAGTGCCAGAAGCTTCTCGAACCCGGCGCGGCTCGTGATCTGCCATCGCAGCATGTCGAGGAAGGCGAGGTAGTGATGCTGGATCACGCGGAAGAACGTCGCCACGTCCTCGGACCAGTCGTTGATGACCTCGGCCTTAGGCTTGTGGTCGCGGCGCAGGAAGACACCGCCCATACCCACGAACACCTCGGCATAGGTCCGGTGCTCGATTGAATTGATCAGCGCAACCAGACGCTTGGCAAGTTGGCGCTTGCCGCCAATGTACGGCGCGAGCGGCCGCACGGGATCGACCCGCTCGAAAGACGAGAGAGGGCTCGACAGCATTGCATATGTTCCTTATTTGTTCCCGCGCCGACTCGGCAGGCGGGATGGTCCCAAGGCGGGACCGATTGGGATCATGACGAGTTTCCGCCTCGTCGGACACGGGCGCACCAACGCCCTTGTCCCCCGCCTCTCGGCCGGGAATTTCAGCCGCTGGGGGCGGCGGTCGGCAGCGCCATGGCGGGCCGCTCGAACCTCACGGCCTCCACACCCAGCCAGTCGTTGACCTCGCGCATGCGCTCTTGGATGGGAACGATCTCCATCTCGTAGAACATGGCGGCCGCGTCTTTCACGTTGCCGAAGCCGGCGGTGCTCTTGGGCACCATGCCGATCAGCTGCGGCGGGACGCGGTGCGCGGCAAGCAGGTCCTCGGCGGTCACGCTCTTGATGTTGAGGAACTCGTCGTTGGCCCCGACCGACGCGATCGGGATGATCTTGACCGCGTTCTCCTTCGCCTTGGGCAGGTGAAGGAAGAAATTGCGGAAGTTGCCCGGCCCCTTCGAATCGCGCATCGCCTGCCGGATCGCCTGGCTGTCCCCATCGCTGAGCCCCTCGTCGGTGATGCACAGGATGTATCCAGCATGCGAGCCGTTGAGGTAGTACTTGCGCCGGAACAGCGTGGCGCTTTCATTCAACAGGCCGGACTGCAGCGCCGAGAGATACTCGGGCATGCCGTAGATTTCCTGCATCGGGTCCGGTTCGGCCAGATGGTGGATTGCCCCCGGCGCATACTCAACTGCGTCCGAGCGGATGTACTGGCGCGGCACCCACCAGAATTGCCCCGGCTTCACCCCTACGCGTGTGTATGCGGCGGGTGAGCGCCGTAAACCCGCCGGCCGCCCGATGCGATCGGAGAGGCGCTCAAGGTAAGCGTTGCCCATGATGAGCCAGTCCAGCGCCCAGCCGGCGAACTCGGCCTTGGGCAGCAGGGCGCTGGGCTGGAAGCTGGCCGTCAGCAAGTTGCGCTTGAGTAGGATGGCCGACTGGTGGTGGGGCGCCATGCGGTAGCACCGGCCGAGGCCGGCAAGCGACACCGGCGGTTCGTACCATGAGCCGTTGTGCGCCACCTCGAACAGGTCGAATATCTCGCGCCGGTCAAGCATCGGCACCGGGTCGCCGAACGCGAAGGAGCTGGCCCCGGCAGGCGCGTCGAGAGTAGCGGGCAAGCTGGCCTGCTCGGTCATGCGAAAATCTCCAGTGTTGAGCCGCCGCCCACGGGTTCGTTGATATCGAGCGGTTCGAAGAAGAGGGCGTGCATCGTCGCCCAGGCGAGGTCGGCATGACCCACGCCGCCGGAACGGCTCGCGACGTAAGTGACCTGCGTGCCGCCCTTCGTGATTTCGGGCCGGATCGCCATGAAGGCGGCCATCATGTCCAGCCAGCCCGCGTCGAATTCGAGACGGCCGGCGGTGACGACGTTCTTCGCCTTCAGCACCATCGCCGTCTTGGTCTGTACGGAATAGGTGATCGGGTGCGCAGTCGGGAACCACTTCGCTACCAGCTGATGCACGGCCTTGCCGGCGCCGGTGACGTCGATGCCGATCTTGATGACGGTGTACTTGCCGCACATCTCCTTGATCGCGTCGGCCTGCTCGTCGAACTGCTTACCCTTGAGGCGCTTCTTTTCGAGGATGCGGAACTTGCCGCCCGGCTTCGTGGGGGCGGCGATGGCCACAAGCGCCGCGTCGTCGCCCGTGGCGCTCTCGCTGGCGTTGGGGTCGTAGCCCAGCCACACCTCGCCTTCGTAGGGCCGCAGGGCGTAGGGCTGGTAATCGCGCCAAGTGTCCCAGCTGTCGACCATGCAGCGGCGCATCGCCTGGAATGGGAACATCGACTGGCTGTCGTCGAGGAAGATGCAGCGGAACAGGTTGTCGAATTCGTCTGTGGCGTATTCCAGCTGCAGCCCCTCGACGTTGACGAGATTGAACCCGCCTTCGACCGCGTCGTAGACCGTGACGATCTGGCGCCAGATTGCATCGGGCCCCAGCGCGCCGCGCTTGAGCGCCTCGTGGCTGACATCGATCTTGAGACGGTCGGCCTTGGCGCGACGCTTGTTGACCCGCTCGCCCGTCCACATCGGATAGGCCTCGTGCGCCAGCGTGCTCGGCGTCGAGAACAGCGTGCGGGTGAAATGCTCGTGGGTCGCGATGGCCGAGGCGACCTTGAACAGTTCCTCGAACCCGTAAATCCAGAAGCATTCGTCGATGATGACGTCGCCGGTGTACCCCTGCGCCGTCCTGTAGTTCGTGCCGAGGAAGTAGAGCGTCACGGCCTCGAGCGCTTCGCCATCCTCGTCCTCGCCGCGCTGAATCACCATGGGATCGCCGGCAAGCGCGATGCCGCAGACCTTCTGCACCCACTGGATGATGTAGTTGCGGAAGATGTTCGCCTGCGCACGCGATGCCGAGATGAAGATCTGGCTCTTGCCGGTCTCCAGCGCCACCAGCAGGCGCTCGCGGGCGAAGTACCACGTGGCGCCGATCTGGCGTGATTTTAGGATCATGCGCGTGCGCTGCGACGTCGTCGCCTGCCACGCCTCTTGGTGCCCGAACAGGCCGTCATCGAGATCCGCGCGCAGCCTCGCCAGCATGTCGCGCGTGATCAGGTTCTTGGTCTTCTCCTTCTTGGCGTTGGTCGCCTTCGCGCCGTTCGAGCGGGCCGGATTGAGGTCCGCCTCGTTGCCGCCGTCCGCGTAGCGCGCCACGCGCGCCAGGCGCTCGAACTGGCGGCCGAGGAGGTCGATTTCCTTGAAGTCGCCCCCCGTCTTGTTCTCCTTGGCCATCAAGGTCAGGTAGCGTTCGAGCGTGCCTTCCTCGGCGCGCTGGATGGCGGGCGCGTCGTCCCATTTGTGGCGCGCCTTCCACGAATAGACGGTGTGGTAGGGAACCCCGATTTCCTCGGCGACCTGCTGGATCGTCCATCCCCGCCAGAACAGCGAACGCGCCATGGTGCGCTTGGCGACGATCGCGGGCACGGCGCCGGGCGCGGGCGTTTCGCCCACGGCCTCGTCATCGACCTCCACCGCTGCTGCTTTGCTCGCCATGGGCCCACGCTACGGGCGAAATCCGCCTCGCTCTAACGAGTGGGGTTGTGGAGCGCGGGGGCCACAACGCGCACGCGTTGCGAAGAAGCCTCCAACCCTGTCCTTTGGCCTCACTGAATTTGGCCAGCCTCGGCAACGGGGGGCCGCGAACCCGAGGACCGGAGCACACCGATGGCAACCGCTACCCCCCGCTTTTTCCGCGTGGCCGTTGAAGGCGACACGACCGACGGCCGCAAGATCACGCGGCAGGACATTCTCGACTGCGCCGAAACCTTCAACCCGCAGCTGTACGGCGTGCGCATCAACCTCGAGCACTATCGCAGCATCATCCCCGGCGGCCCGTTCGACATGCTGGGCGACGTCACCGCCGTGAAAGCGGACGAGGTCGATCTGCCGGTGGGCAACGTGACCCAAAAGGTGATGGGCCTGTTTGCCGCGATCACCCCGCTGCCCGCCTTCGTCGACATCAACAAGAAGAAGCAGAAAGTCTTCTCGTCGATCGAGATCGGACAGAACTGCCGGGGGACCGGCAAGGCTTTCCTTGTCGGCATGGCCGCGACCGACAGCCCCGCATCGTTCGGCACCGAGGCGCTGGAATTCGCGGCCAAGACGCCGGGGTTCTATTCGAACCGCAAGCTCGCGGCAGACAACCTGCTCTGCCAGGCGCACGAAATCCCGCAGGAGGTTTTCACCGCCGAGCAGCCCGGCGTCGAGGCTGACCCCACGGGCATCCTAGCTTCGGCCAAAGCCTTCTTCGACCGCTTCACCAAGGCGCCAGAGGCGGTCCAGCAGCAGGGGCAGACCCCGCCCGAGGTTCAGCCCCCCGCCGCTCCCGTCGCTGCGCCGCAGGGCGAGGCGCTGGCCGCCTTCGGCATGATGTTCGGCCAGATGTCCACCGCGATCGACAGGATCGCAACCGACAACACCGCCGCGCTCACCAAGCTGACCGCCGATCTCGCGGCGCTGACCACGAAGGTCGACGCCACGCCCAGCGGCAGCTTCACCCAGCGCACGCCCGCCACGGGCGGCGCGGCCACCGTTCGTACCGACTGCTGAACCCCTCCCACCGACGCGCCGCCAGCCTACTCCCGTTCAAGGACCACCACCCATGAAGAATGAAACCCTCGCCCTGTTCACTGCGATGGTCGATAACATCGCCTCGTTGAACGGCGTCTCGGCAGCGACCGCGCAGACCCGAAAGTTCGCGGTCGCCCCTTCCGTCCAGCAGAAGCTGCAGCAGCGCGTGCAGGAATCGAGCGCCTTCCTGTCGCTGATCAACATGAGCCCGGTCGACGAGATGACGGGCGCGCTTCTCGGCCTCGGCGTCGGGAGCCCGATCGCGAGCCGCACCAACACTGCCGGCGGCACCCGCCGCGTCGGCCGCGACCCGAGCACGATGGACGAGCGGAGCTACACCTGCGTCCAGACCAACTTCGACGTGGCCCTGCGCTATGCGAAGATCGACATGTGGGCCAAGTTCCCCGAGTTCGAAACGCTCTGGCGCGACAACAACATCAAGCGTTTCGCGCTGGATCGCATCCTGATCGGCTTCAACGGCATCACCGCCGCCGCTGCCGCCACCACCAACCCGACCACCACGCCGCTGCTCACCGACGTCAACATCGGGTGGCTGCAGAAGATGCGCCTCGAGAACGATGCCCGCATCCTCGACACGGGCACCACCCCCAACAAGGTCACCTACGGCGAGGGCGGCGACTACGCCACGCTCGACGCCATGGTCTGGGACGCGAAGGAGAGCCTGCTCGCGCCCTGGGCGAAGGATGACACCGAACTGGTGGCGTTCGTCGGCGGCGACCTGCTGCACGACAAGTACTTCCCGATGGTCAACCAGGCGGAAGCCCCGACCGAGCAGCTTGCCCGCGACGTCATCATGTCGACCAAGCGCCTGGGCGGCCTGCCGGCAGCGCGCGTGCCCGGCTTCCCCAACGGCAAGGTGTTCATCACCCGTCCCGACAACCTGTCGATCTACTATCAGGACGGGAAGCAGCGTCGCCTCATTCAGGACGAGCCCGCGCTGGATCAGGTGACCGACTACAACTCGTCGAACGAGGCGTACGTGCTCGAGGACCTCGACTGCGCCTGCCTCATCGAAAACATCGAACCCGCAGCCTGACCCGACAAAAGGCGGCCGGCCCGTTTCGGCCGCCTTTCCTGCCCCGCCCGTCCCTCTGATCCACGGGTGGGGCAGGTTACTCTTTGGAGCCCGCCCGCCATGCGAATTTCCCCCGCCCAAGCCAGTCTGCAGCGCAAGCTCGCCGCTGCCTCGCGTCCCGATGCTACACCCGCCGCCGGCACTGCAGCGCCCATGCCCACCGATGGCCCGGTCGCCAGCGAATACCAGCTGCTGCTCGCCGCGCTGGGCATCGACCTCAACACGCTGCGCAACACCCAGTCCAAGGAACGGAAGATCGAAGCCAAACGCGGCATGATCGACAAGTACCGGGCGTGGGTGGAAGGTGCGGCGGACGCTTCGGCCGGCGCGCAGGACGAGATCGTCTCCCAGATTATGATCTGGGCGATCGACATCAACGAGTGGCCGCTGGCGCTCAAGCTGGCGGAATACGTGCTGCTCGCCGGCATCAACCTGCCCGAACGCTTCAACCGCACTCCCGCGACCATGATCGCCGAGGAAATCGCGCAGGTGGCCATCGACACGCCCGACGCCGTTCCCCTCGAGGTGCTCAATACCGTTGCCGATCTGGTGAGCGATGCGGACATCTTCGACCAGGTGCGCGCCAAGCTGGAGAAGGCGTTCGGCCTTGCCTTCAAGGCGCGCGCCGACGCCTTTGACGCGACCGCAGAAAGCGCCGTAGCCGGGGGCAAGCCCGCGCTCCTCGCCGTCGCGATCAGCCATCTGGACCGGGCCATAGCGCTCGACGCCAAGTGCGGCGCCAAAAAGATCAAACAGGCGATGGAGGCCGAGTTGAAGAAGCTCAGCTCCCCGCCGCCGGCAACCCCGGCTTAACCAGCTGCGCCACCGCGCCGGGGGGCGGAACAGAACCGGGAAGGCATCAGCCTACCCCCGGTCCCTGATCCTCACCCCCCACCCCTTTCCCGCAAGGACCCGCCCATGTCGTTCGTCGCCCTACCGCCCAGCCCCGCCAGTCCGGCCGCGTCCGTGGTGCCAGGCGACGACTGGTATCCCGACATCGACTGCAATGCTTTTCGGGACGCCTTGCGCCTTGGCGGCGGGATGGTGACGCAGGAACGCCTCGTCGCCGCGATCGAGGGCGCACAGGTCACCGTCGAGGGCGAACTGGCGGGGTGGCGGGCGGCCTGCGAGATGTGGGGCGCCGCGAACCTGTCCGACGTGGAACCGAATCGGAAGAGCGGGGGCCAGCACCGTTTGACGCTGATCTACACCCGCGCCGTGCGCATGCATGCGGCGGCCGAGATTGCCGAGACGCACCGCGATCTGACGGCCACGCAGGACGGCCAGGCGCGGGCCGACACCGAAGCCACCACCTCGCAGGAATACCTGCGTCGCGCCACCCACGCCGTGCGCGACATCATCGGCGTTACCCGCACCGCCGTCGAACTGATCTGATGACATCCACCGTCACGGCGCTGCAGGGCGACACGATGGACCTGATCTGCTGGCGCGTCTTGGGCACTACCGAGGGCGAAGTGGTCGAACAGGCCTATACCCTCAACCCCGGCCTTGCCGCGCTCGGCACCGTGCTGCCCGAGGGGACCGAAGTGATGCTGCCCGATCCGCCGGCCGCCGCCGCGATCGCGCTGCAGACCATCAACCTCTGGGACTGATTCGATGAAGAAACCCGGCCTGCTGCGTGAAGCCATCGCCGCTCTTATGCCCGAGACCGCCCGTGATCCCGACCGCCTGGCCATGTGGGTCGAGCGCGGGAACGTGCGAGCCACCGGCAACCGGCAGCGCGGCTTCTCGTGGGAATACGATCTGATCGTGGTCGCCGAGAACTACACGGGCGATCCGGCGCAGCTGTTCTTCGTCGTGGTCGACTGGCTACGGGTGCAGCAGCCCGATCTGCTGAAGGCCAACGGCCCCGGCTTTCCGTTTGAAGTCGATGTGATCGACGTGAGCACGGTCGATGTGCGGATGACCTTGCCGCTGCGCGAAGTTGTGACCGCCGCCCAGGTCGATGGCGAGTGGCAGCTTACCGTCGCGGACGAAACGGTTCCCCTATTTCCCGACGATACTCCCCTGCGCGCCAACGAGGGGCCGATCGCCTCCATTTGGGCAAGGGGTGGTGACGTACCATTTCAGGTCGCGCCCTGATGGCTGACGGCTTCGCAGAACTCGAGTCCTTCCTGACGGCCGAACTGGCGAAGCTCTCGCCTGCCCGACGCCGCCGGATCACGCGCAAGATCGGCATGGAAATCCGCAAGGCCAATGCGAAGCGGATCGCCGAAAACATCCAGCCTGACGGCAGCGCAATGCAGGCTCGCAAACCGCGCACTCTCTCGGCGGGCAAGGGCGCCATCAAGCGCGGCCGGATGTTTCGCAAGATGCGCCTAGCAAGGTCCTTCAAGGTCGCTCCCTCGGCAAATGGCGTCTCAGTCGGTTTCGAGGGGCCCGTAGCGCACACCGCCCGCGCCCACCAGTACGGCCTTACCGACTTCGTCGGCCGTACCGAAGCGGGCAAAACCGTGCGGGCCAAATACCCCCAGCGCGTGCTGCTCGGCTTCGCGCCCGAAGACCTTGAGATGATCGCCGATACCGTCCTCGCCATGTTGGGCGAATAGGTAGTACCGATCATAGGACCTACGGGATTTAACCGGCCCTTAACTCGATCCCGAACTGTTGCACAGTCGACCCTTGACCATCCCAACTTAGAACGATGCGGGCATCGCGATAGGGACCGTTGAAGTCGATGACACCGGGTCGGCGGCGTCTTAATGTCCGCTCGTTCGTCATTTCCCGAGCGAGCGGAACGAGCAGTGTATCAAATTGAACAGTGCCAAAGTTTGTTCTGATGCCAACACAGTCACCCGTCGATCGATCGCTCAATGGCATGATGGAAATCGCCTTTTGAGGAATTTCACGCTCGTTGCGGCCGAAGAACAGCCCACTGTTAGTGGGCAGGACTCCTGTCGATAACGCATTAATGATCGTCTGTTCGGGCAAGCGCCGAAAATCCTTCAGCGGCTGTCTTCCAGCGGCGGCGATGCGGGCATGAAACACGCCCGCAAGGGTTTTGACCATCCAAATCTCCAGCGCCGCGCCGCTTGCAAGATAGTAGGCCGGCCGTCCTGGAGAGCGTCGTGAGGTCGCAAAAAGGGGCGCCTCAACGAAGCATCGGAATGCGTGGGACGCCAGATCATCTATCGGGGACAGGGCCGTGTTGTGCCGAGTGCACAGAATGTTTGACGCAAGAGCGTTTATGGGCAGCTCTTTCATTTCCCCGTCTGGCAAGAACGGCAGTCCGCTGACTTTGAAGGTGGGAAATTGTTTGAGAATAGCCGCAGAGATGTAGTGCTCTCTCGAAATAGTTTTCGAGCAGTTGTTAGTCGCTGCCATGTAGCATTTTGGATGTGAATATTGGGTCTGATCGCCCGGCGGCGCCAGACTCGGCATCTTCACCATGGGGAGTTTGCAACGCCCAACCTTGCAACAGGAGCCGAACTTGTATTCGCTTCCGCAAGGGCAGGGATCGCTATCGCCCCACGGGGAAACGAACTTGTCTGGTGCCAGCTTTGCCATAGCGTTGGAATACGCATTGCTACCTTAGCAGTCCAGCAACGCGAGGTCGGGGCGGGAAACGCGACTTGCCCGGCCAATGGTATACACGTATACGTGTATACTTATATACTATCGGGGAATGCAATGAAGGTACTGGCCGTCCTCTCGCAGAAAGGCGGGGTCGGAAAAACGACGCTCGCCACGTGCCTCGCGGTCGCCGCCGAACAGGCCGGGCAAAGCGTCGCCATCATCGATATCGATCCGCAGGCCACCGCATCGTTCTGGAAGGACGTGCGCGAGCAGGAAACGCCCGCCGTGATCTCGGTGCAGCCGATCCGGCTTGCCGCGATGATAAAGGCCTGCGCCGACGCCGGCACCGAACTGGTCATCATCGACGGCGCAGCCATAGCGCGCGACGTGACGTTCGAAGCGGCGAAGCGCGCCGACTTCGTCATCGTGCCCACCCGAACCGCCGTCTTCGACACCATGAGCATGACCCACACGCTGGACGTGGTGCGCGAGCAGGGCAAACCCTGCGCCGTCGTGCTCACCTTTGTGCCGCCACGCGGGCAGGAGACGGCCGACGCGATCGAAGCCATCGCCCAGCTAGGCGCCCCAGTCTGCCCGGTGACGATCGGCAACCGCAAGGCGTTCTTCCGCGCCCAGGCATCCGGGCAGGCAGTTCAGGAATTCGAGCCCGGAGGCGCTGCCGCAGATGAAATCGCGCGCCTATTCGAGTATACACGTATAGCCCTATACGATGAAGGAGCGAACCATGGCCGCTAACTCGCTGCAGGCGATGCTCGATCGCGCGAAGGCGCAAGAGGAAACGGCCCAGCCAAAGGCGAAGCCGGTGGCAACGAAGGCTGCACCCCGCGCGGCACGCAAGACGCCCACGGAACCCATTGCCGGTGCGCAGCCGAGCCGGTCGGGAACGAAACTGATCGGCGGCCACTTCGCACCGAAAGTCTCCACGCAGCTGCGCATTATCGCGGCCGAGGAGGGAACGACCATCCAAAGCCTGCTAGCCGAAGCGCTCGACGATCTTTTTGTAAAAAAGGGCAAGGCGCGGATTTTGAAGCGATAGCATCGCCGAACAGCAGGTTAATAGGTTGCCAAAACTTTGTGTCATTATTGGACAGCCCAATAACCAGCATAGCATGACACACGCTTCGTTCCCAATTCTCCTACTCCACAGGTAGGAGGTAAAAAATGAGCATCGAAAACGGTACTTACGTAGTTACTTTCGGGACACCCGCAGGACAGGGCGGCGGCGTTATCATCCTTCAGGATGGTAAACTGCGCGGCGGCGACGGCGCTATGATCTATATCGGCAGCTACAACGAACCTCAGCCAGGACACATCGACGCGGATGTGCGCGTGGAGACGCATACCCAGTGGCCGGGGCAGACGTCGGTATTCGGTCTCCCAACGGTGAACATCAAGCTGGCAGGCAACATCTCGGGAGGCTCTGGGACGGTTCAGGGCCAGGCAGCAGAGGCGCCAAGCGTACCGTTCACCGCCAAGATCGAGCGCTTTTGCGATTGAAGCATTGGGGCTCTTGGCATGACGCATGAAAAAGGGCCGCTCCGATGGGAGCGGCCCTTTACATGTGAAAGCACCATCAGAGGTGCGCTTGTATCCTGCTACCGCTGTGGTGGCGTGGTGGTAGCCAGTCCTTCGGCGATTAGCCCTCGGGCCCAATCGTAGGCGGCGGCTGCGTAGACGTAAGCGGAATCGCAGGCGAGGAGGTCGGCTTCGTCCGTCGCCACGAGGGTGCCGGCGGTACTTGCGTCATGAACGGCGGCACCGAGATCATCGGTGGAGCGGGGGGAAGAGGCGGTATTGCTTCCGGCCTGCAGGCGGCGATCAGCGATGTAAGCGCGCAGGCCAGCATTGTCGGCCGCCAGCGCATCGTGGGATGTCTGGGCATCGGTAGCGATCTCCTGTGACTTGTGTTTCGTCGCTTCGAGCGCGGCTTGCGCGGCGGCGACCTGACGGCGCCAATCTCCACGGTCGGCTTCGCGTGCCGTCTTCTCGGAGGCGAGAGCAGTGCGAGCCTTGTCGCGGCTTGCTCGGGCTTCTTCGGTGAGGCCCCATTGCCACCATGCCAGTGCCAGCGCGGCGGCGCAGCCGACGGGCCACGGATGGCGCTGGGCACACCCCAGCAGCCATCCGGCGACCTTGCTGACGAAGCCGAGGATCGCGAGCACCGCGCTCACTGGTGGCCTCGCAGGCAGATGGCACGCTCTCGGCCGCGCCGGGCGGTGAGGCCCGCCACGGGCCGCAGCACGCCATTGACGCGGGCCTTGTTCCACATGGCGAAGGCATCGCAACCGGCCTGCCATCGCCCGGCGTTGAACCGGCGCGCCGCGCTCGACCCGCAGTACCCACCGACGCCGATGTTGTAGGCGAGCAGCACCGCCGCCACGCGCTGGTAGTCTCGGCCCGGCTCGGCCAGGCGCGGCGTGCAGCGCATCACGCCTTGGGCATGCGCCACCAGTTCGCGCTCGAGGAGCGCGGCGCACTGTTCCTCGCTGTAGCGCTGCCCCATCTTAACCCCGCCCGTGATGCCGTCGCAGGCGGTGGGGAAGCCTGCGATGTCGCGGTAGGCGCTGAGGTATTGCGGGCCGGCGACGTGCGTGACGGAGGCAGTGCCGTCCTGTGCGACCACCGCGTGAACGGTGCGCCCGCTTTCTTCTTTCGGAGTTTCCACCAGCAGCAGGGTCGCCGACAGCAGGCCGACGATCGCGGCGAGCGTACCACCCTTGACGGCAGGCGTAAGGGATTTGGGATCACTGGCCATCGCTGGCGTCCTTTCGCTTGGTGACCCGAAGGCCGATGGCGGTCGCCGCCAATGCCACGCCGAGAAGGGGCTGCGCCCAATGGGGCAGCAGGGCAGTGACCTGCGCGAACCCCTTGGGGTCGGACGTGGCCCAGCTGGTGACCGCGCCGGCCACGACGGCGAAGTGGACGCTCGACCAGCGCCACCAGTTGCGCGCGTCCCCGACCAGACGCGCCTTCAATTTTCCGATCATGGGTTCGGCTCCTTGCGCTTCACGAGCCGCTGCACGGTCTCGGTTTCGTAGATTCGGATGGCGGTCCAAAGGATGGTGAGGAGGGAAGCGACGGCAGGCAGCACGCTGATCAGGCTCCCCAAAAGTGCGGTGAAAGACAGGGCGTCGAGCCCGAGCTTGAGGCCCTCGGGCAGGTGGTCGATCATGTTCATCGCGCCGCGTAGCTGCCCGACGAGGAAGCGCGGAAAATCAGGCATCATCACCGGCCTTCGTGAGGATCGCCCCAAGCTGGCCGTCGATCTCGATAAGCTGGGTGAGCGCGGCGCCCAGCTGGGCGCGCGCCTCGCCGTAGCGCGCGACGGCGTCCTCTGCCGGCGCCGGGTCGGCCGCGAGCGCGTCTTTGACCGCGCCCTTGAGTTCGTCCCTCAGGTCGCGTGCCTGGAGCGCAAGCGGCGACAGCAGGTCGACCGCCGCAAAACTGATATCGGTCATGGCTTCACTCCTCAGGAAATCGTTTCGCGGATGCCCATCCGCTCCATGCCCCACCAGCGGGCGGGCAGCAGGTTGCCCAGCGATCCGCGGTTGACCCCGGTCAGCCAGTCGTACTCCCGGCCGTAGAGATCGATGGCGGCGGTTACACCGTCGATGGCAGAACCGCCGGTGTCCTTGGGCAGACCCGTCGCGCTGTCGTAAAACAGGGCGCGCCTCACGCCTCCCGTGGCGACGGAGATGTCGAACGCCGTGCCGAGGAACAGCATCCAGCGGCGCATGGCGAAGCCCTTGAGCGGCGCGCCGGTGGACATGAACAGCCGGGTGAGCAGCGCGAGGTCGATGGGCGTGCCGTTCGCCGGGATAGCGACCGTCGTGATGTCCTCGTTGTTGCCGTACTGGAGGATGCCGAGATCCGTATCGATCGACAGGAAGATGCCGGCACTGCGGTACGGGTCGGCCGCCGGGCGGAAGACAGGCGAGGTGCTGATCGATGTCCCGCCCACATACTTGGCCAGCAGGCGGACCGAGGATTGCGACGCGCTACTGCCGAGAAGCGTTCCCGTGTCGAAGTTGCCCGAGTAGCCGCCCGGCATCACGCGCCCGGCGATGAACAGGGTCAGCTTGGTGGTGTTCGGGACACGGGGGAAGAGCGTGGTGTTGGTCGCATCGACGGGCACCAGCGCGGGGTTCTGCCGGTTGTCATCGACACCAAGGAACTCGACCTCGTATCGGGGGCGGGTGTCGCCGGTATCCTGCGCCATCAGCAGGCTTTTGCGGTTCTCGTGAGCCCCCCGATAGTTGGAAGCCCTGACGATGATCTCGCGCGAGCCATGGATGATCTTGCCGCTGCCGCGCGTGATCGCCCCCGTTTTGCCGATGCCGATCGCCCCGTCGCCGTTCTCGCCGGCCGAGCGCAGGCAGTTGGCAGCGGTGCCGAGGATCAGCCCATTGGAGATGACGGTGCCGGCCGGGTCGTTCTCGCGCAGCGGCAGCACTTCCTCATGCACATAGGGCGCGCCGCCGTTCAGGGCGCGGAACAGGCGGGTCTGTTCGAAGCCCATCTGGGTAGCGCCGAGCGAAGAGAAGTGCGTACCGTCCCACGTCACCGCGTCTTCGGAAGCCGTCGCCCCCTGCTGGCGCCAGATGGTTTCCCAGTCCCAGATCTTCGCGCCGTGGGCAGCGCGCACCTCGCGGAAGAGACGCTTCTGCTTGTCCGTCATGCCGTTGCCGTAGGCGCCGCCGGTGGCGCCTACCCACGGGCCGGTGAAGGTAGCGATGATCGCGTCGAAATTGGCTTTGGTAACGCTGTAGGCAGTCCCGTTTTCATCGTTGTTCGAGGCGTTGAAGATGTTGGTACCGGCGGCCCGGCCGGGATTGGCCGCATTGTCGTTCTGGATGATCGTCAGGATTTCAGCGGTCGTTCGCCCGTTGGCCCCGGTGTTGATGCTGTTCACCGTGCCGCTGCACAGCGCCGTCGTAATCATGAAGGAGGTGCGGATCGGGGTCCCGCTGGTCTGCATGGCCAGGCTGTCGCCGTTCAGGCGGTAGGTCAGCCCGGCGCCGATCGGGTCGAACAGGCAGTCGCCCCTGAGTGCAGCCTCGTTGCGGACGATCATCTCGCGGTAGTTGGTCGTCATCTGCGACAGGCGGGCCGCGCGATACTGCGTGCGAAGCGCGAGGGCATCGACCTGATCTGCGCGAGCAAAGCCGAGCGACAGATACCGCGTTGCCTGATGATTGCCCCAGGCGCCGCCGGAGATCCGGCGCCAGCCGTATTGCCACTGCGCTCCGGTGGTGCCGTCCATCAGGTAGCCGTTGCCAAAGGCCTTTGGGGCGCCGGCCGCGTCGAAGCCGTTGATGACGGCGAGGTAATAGCGGCCAGCGACCGCCACGAAGCGAGGGATGCGGAAGGCGGCCTGCTCGATGAAGTCCGCTGCCGACACGATGGCGGAAGAGACTTCGAGATCGCCAGCTGATCCGGGGACGGCGTTAAGGCTGGCGGTGGGGAGGCGCTCCAGAATGCTCACGGAATAGTAAGCGGCATCAGTAGGCGCGATCAGCTGCCCCCTGACGGCGTCGACGAAGCCGACAGGGAAGTCTGTTCCGCACAGCAGGCCGCGCGCGATCGAGGTGTAGTTGCTGCCGGCGACGTTTACGCCGCCGCCGAACCGCAGCCCGGTGGTGGTCAGGCCCGATCGGGCTTTGTCCATGGCATTGGTGAACGATGCCGTCGCCGCCGTGGCTGTCGCTGCCTGCGTGGCCATGAGGGTGAGCAAGGGCTGCGCCAGCTTCTCGAAGAAGGCGGACGCCAGCGTGCGCATCATTGCACTGCCCTTGAGCACGGGCAGGGTCTCGGTGCCGTCGACGTTCTCGGGCGCCAGGACGGGAAGCTGGGAAGTCTTGGCCATGTCAGTTCCCTACGGCGATGAAGCAGGTGCCATCGGCGCTGTCGTCGGCGCTGAAGACGGAGAAGCCATCCTTGGTGATGGTGGAGGTGATGACGGCCGGCGGGTTGTCCTTGCTGTCGGCCCCGCCGACCGTGACGCCGCTGCAGACCACCGAGAAGCAGGCGGTCTGGAAGCCGGGAGCGAAGGCAACCGGCGTTGTGGCGTTGGCGGCTGCGGAGAACCGGCCCCATACGATCTGCAGCCCGAAGAACCGGATGTAGCCGTTCTGAGCGAGCGTCATCGTGATCGGGCCAAGCCGGCGGGGCGTGACCACCTTGTCGGCGGCGGTGCCATCGGTGATGTCCGCCGCGCTGGCCTCGGTCACCGTCAGGACGCGACTTGCCGAGAGATCGCCGCCGCCGGTGACGAGGCCGCCGCCGGTGATGGTGCGGCCCCGGAGGGCATCTATGGCGCTGCCGATGTTGTCGAGCACAGGGCGCAGGCGGCGCGGGGTAACCACCGAGGCTGCAGAGGTGCCAGCGTCGATCTCGGCCGCCGTCGCTTCGGTGACCGACAGCACACGATTGGCCGACAGGTCACCGCCGCCCGTAACCAAGCCGGCGCCCGTGATGGAGCGCCCGGTAAGGGCGGCGAGGCTGCCGGTTACGGAAGTCGCAAACGCCAGCAGCCGCGCGCGCAACGTCTTGGGTGTGACAATGGTCTCGGCGTCGTCCTCGCCGTCCACGGCGGCATCCACGCGGTCCTGCGTGGCGATCCGTGCCACGCCGCGCATCGCAGGGGTTGCGGGCGGATAGGTGAACACCGCATCACCGAATGTGATGTTGGCCGCGAGGTCAGCCTCGAACGCGATGTCGCAGGCCAGCAGCGCAAAGGCGACACCGGCCTTGTTCATCACCGGCTCCGTGCCAGCATAGACCGCCAGAAGCGTCCCGTCCGATAGAAACAGGCCGAAGCTGGTGGCGCTCCAGACGTCGGCCGAGGTGTCGTACACCGTCAGATGGGTGACGTTAGGCGCGGCGGCAACGCCCGCGACGGCGCCGAGCCGCTTGAACTCGCCTGGCAAAGCCGTCAGCGTCGGCGCGAAGTCGAAGGGCATGGCGGACAGGCCCACCCCCGCCACTACGGTGGCACTCGATCCGGAGGCAGCCTGTACGGCGGCCAGCCCGGCGTTGGTGAGCTTGAGGGAAAGGGCGGCCATCAGGTGGTCTCCAGATAATCGAGGCCGTCCTCGGTGCGGATGGGTTCGCCCTGCTCGGTCTGCCAGACGGCATTCCAGTCGCGGCTCGTGTCGAGGGCGGCGGCGTAGTCAGCGCGGAACATCGAACCCGTCAGGCCGCCGGCCGCGAGATAGATCGCGCCCTCGGCTTCAAGTGTCTGGACGAAGTCGAAATGCGCTCGCAGCGACTTCGCGGCGGCGACGTCGCGGATGATCGCCTCGGACGTTTCGGCCGTCAGGAACTCGGCGCCGATGTCCAGCGCGGCGGCTCGAACCTCGAAAGTATGGGGCGCGCGGCGCGGATTGGCTTCATGCCATTCCGTGATCGTCAGCAGGGGGTGGAACCGAAGAAGCACCTGCTCGACGGCGGCGCGCGTGCCCTTGATCTTGTGGAACGGCATCGCGCCCATCACGGCGGCGCGCTTCTCCTCCACCGTCCAGGTGGTGTCCCAATGGCTGATCGCCAGTTCCCAGGCGAGGAAGGGGAGAACGGCGGGCGGGCAGGTGCGCGGGTCCTTCTCGTCGCCGACATTGTGGATGTCGATGCCGGAAAGCATCGCCTCCTCCAGCGCCCGCTCGGCTGCGGTGGCGTTGGGCGGTAGCAGGCTCACAGCACCGTCCCCGCCACGGTGACCGAGATCGAAGTGGGGTTGCCCACCTGCGCGGAGTTGATGGCCACGTCGTCCGCTGGCTGCAGCAGTACCACGCGCTCCACGTTGCCGACGTGCAGCGCGGCGATGATCGCGGACCTCGCGATGTTCCGGTCAAGATAGCGGACTTCGGCAAGGTGCTTGGCGAGCGCGTCCTGCGCGGTCGACAAGATCAGCCCCTGATCGGGCCCGGCGAAAACGTACAGCTGTGCCTCGACGGCGAAGGGGACGGGCTGCGCGGCCTGCACCGAGACAAGGTCGGTGAGCGGGCGAACCTCGTTGTCCTGCAGCACGGAATTGACCGCGTTGATCACCTCGGGACCCGGAACGCCGTTGCCGCTGGCGGACATCACCGTCACCAGCACCTCGCCCGGCGCAGGAGAGCGCGCGGTGACATCGGCCACGTCCGCGTGCGCCGAGCGAGCGTGGAAGACATAGGCCATTTCCGGCCCGGCGACCGAGAAGCGATGCGGCGCAAGCTGGATGCGCTGTTTGTAGCCGAGGTCGCTTTCCATCACGGCCGGGGCGGTATCCGTCGCCGGTGTGACCATCAGGCGCGCGACGTCCAGCGCGGCGCCGATCTGATCTAGGTTCGCACCCGTAGCGTAGGCCAGTAGCAACGACTTGGCCGCATCGTTGAACGCCTGCACGAGCACCTGCTCATCGTAGGCGTCTGCCTCGATCAGCTTCACGGCCGGGTCGCTTTCGACCAGCGCCGTGAACTCGTCATGCAGTTCGAGCAGCCGCGCCAGCTTGGCCGCCCGGCGCTCGGCATAGCTCGGCTGCGGCACGATGACCGGAGCGGGCAGCGTCGAAAGATCGACTGCGGGGGAAGTGGCGATGGAACCTACCATGTCCCCAGCTATTGGCAGGGCCCGGCCTTACTTCTACCCGTGCGCGTTGTAGGCGCCGGGCCTCACAACCCTAGGGCGTGGCGCAGTTTTTCGGGGGCGCCATGGTAAGGGCATGAGAACGCCCGAAGACGCCCCCACCGATCCCGATGCGCTGCTGCGCTACGCCACTGTCGCGTCGGTCGACCTTGGCGCGGCCCGCTGCACAGTGCTGCTGGATGACGACGTGGAGTCGCCCGCATTGCCTTGGCTCGCGCCCCGCATGGGCGAAACCCGCGTCTGGCTCCCGCCCAGCGTGGGCGAACAGGTTGTCCTGTTCTGCCCCGGCGGCGAGATCGGTGTGGGCGTCGTGGCGGGCGGCGTGGTGTCGGATCAGAATCCGGCGCCGATCGACGAAGCCGTAGCCCTGATCCGCTTCAAGGACGGGGCCGTCATCTCATACGACCCCGAGACGTCCGAACTGCTGATCCAGCTGCCCTCGGGCGGCTCCACAGTGCTGGTATCGGACACCGTTGATATCGTGGGCGACGTCAATGTGACCGGCAAGCTGACCGCCAGCGAGGACGTCCTCGCCGGGAGCGTCAGCCTGAAGAACCACAAGCACAGCGGCGTACAGGCCGGCGGCGCGCAGTCGGGCGCTCCCGTCCCATGACATCCCTTACCGGAATGAGCGCGACCACCGGCAAGCCGCTTTCGGGTGATGAGCACCTGGCGCAGTCGATCGCGGATATCGTCACCACGCCGATCGGCACCCGCCGCATGCTGCTGGATTACGGCTGCTACCTGTTCGACCTGCTCGATCGGCCCCTGACGCGCGCCACGCTGCTGCTCAGCGCCATGGCGGTCACGATCGCGCTGGCCAAGTGGGAACCGCGCATCGCCGTCACACAGGTCACCTTCGGAGGCGACTTCGCCAGCGGGCAGGCAGTCCTGAATATCACCGGCAACCGCATCGATGTCGCCGGCAACGCCCTTACCCGCCTGACCATCCCCCTTTCCCGATAGGAGCCGCCACCATGCACGGCATCAAGACGAACATCCTGCTCACTGGCACCCGCACCATTGCCAGCCTCGCTTCGGGCATCATCGGCCTGATCGCTACCGCGTCGGCGCCGGTGGGCGCCGCAGCCACCGCCCTCGACGCGGCCTTCCCGCTCAACACGCCCGTACTCGTCACCGACGTGCGCAAGGCCATCGGCTTGGCCGGGGTCGGCGGCACGCTGCTGCCGTCGCTCGAGGCGATCTACGATCAGGTAAGCCCAGTGGTCATCGTCGTGCGCGTTGCCGAAGCGGAAGACCCGGAGGATCAGGATGAGGCTGTGATCGGCAGCGCCGGGGCCTACAGCGGCATTTACGCGCTTCTGGCGGCGGAGGCTCAAACCGGCTACCGGCCCCGCGTGCTGGGCGCCCCCGGCCTCGACAGCGAGAATGTGACGGTTGCCCTCGCGTCGGTCGCCAAAAAGCTGCGCGCCCGCGTCTATGCGGCGGCGCAGGCCGAGACGATCGCCGAAGCGGTTACCTATCGCGGCCAGTTCGCAGGGCGCGAGCTTTCGCTGATCTGGCCGAACTGGTCGAACGCTTTCGCAGGCGATGCGGTCGCCCGCGCGCTCGGCGTCCGAGCCTACATCGACGAGACGCAAGGCTGGCACAAGTCTCTCAGCAACGTCGCCGTCAGCGGCGTGACTGGCATTTCCGAGAACCTCTTCTTCGACATCCAGGACGAAAGCACCGACGTCGCCGCCCTGAACGATGGGGACATTGTGACGATGATCCGCTCCCCTTCGGGCGGGTTCGTCTACTGGGGCAACCGCACCTGCTCCGACGAACCGCTCTTCGCGTTCGAGCCGGCTGTGCGCACCTCGCAAATCCTGCAGGACGAGATCGCCAAGGGGCTGGTGTGGGCGGTCGACAAACCGCTGACCATGGCCCTGATCAAGGACATGCTCGAAACCATCAATGCGCGTTTCCGCAGCCTCGTGGTGCAGCAGCGCTTGATCGGCGGGCGAGCGTGGTTCGATCCGGCGCTGAACGCGGCCAGCGACCTCGCGGCCGGCAAGCTGGTCATCGACTACGACTTCACCCCGGCCGCGCCGCTGGAGGGCCTGACCCTCAACCAGCGCATCACTGACAAGTACTACGCCGACCTCGCAGCCGCGCTGGCCGCCTGATCGCCCCCACAGGAGAACGACGATGGGTTTCCCCGCGAAACTGAAGGACCTCAACCTCTACGGCGACGGCGAAAGCTGGAAGGGCGAGGTGGCCGAATGCACGATCCCCAAGCTGGTCATCAAAATGGAGGATTGGCGCGGCGGCGGCATGATCGGCCCGGTGCCGATCGACAATGGCCTCGACAAGCTGGAATTCGAGTTCAAGGCCGGCGGCCTGCTGCTCTCGCCGTTGCAGCAGTTCGGTGCGCCCGCCGCCGATGCCGCGCAGCTGCGCTTCGCGGGCGCGTACCAGAACGACCATAGCGGGGTGGAGAACTACGCCGAGGTCGTGGCGCGAGGCCGCTACAGCGAGGTGGACTTCGGTAGCCAGAAGGTCGGCGACGATACCGAGACCACCTACAAGATGGTCTGCGCCTACTACAAGCTCGTGCTCGACAACACGGTGATCCTCGAAATCGACCTGATCGCCGGCATCTTCGTCGTCTTCGGCGTCGATCGCTACGCGGAACGCCGACAGGCGCTGGGCGCCTGATCCAATCCGGCCGCCGCCCTCCCTTCGGCGGCCCGATACCCCCTTCCGGCGAATTCTGGCGGGCGCGCCGGAAGGGGGACACCATCTGCCCGCCGCTGACACAGGAGGCCCGCCATGGCCGAAGCCAACATTCCCGCACCCGCGCAGCCGCAGACCGTCACGATCAGGCTCACCACGCCGATCCAGCGCGGCGAAACCACCATCAACGAGATCGTTCTGCGCAAGCCCAAGGCCGGGGAACTGCGCTCGCTCAAGGTCGAGGACGTGTTCACCACCGACGTAAACACGCTCTTCGTGCTGCTGCCGCGTATCTCGCTACCGACGCTGCTCGAGAAGGACATCGCTGATCTCGAGTCCGAGGACCTGCTGGAGTTCGCTGGCGCGGTGAAGGGTTTTTTCATGCCCGCCGCGATGAAGGCGGCCGTGGCAAGGATGACGGGCGGTTCCGACCTGGCCTGATCGAGCATTGGATAGCCAACGTGGCGGCGGTCTTTCACTGGCCGCCGTCCGAGGTGGCCGCGATGGAGCTCGAAGAACTCGCGATGTGGTCTGATCTCGCCGTGGAGCGGTGGAACACTATGAACCGGGCGCAATAGCCAGATGTCGAACAACAAACTCAACCTGCTGTTCCAGTTCACCGGGATCGACAAGGTCTCGGACAACATCAAGAACATCGTCGGCGCTGGCAAGCGCGGGGCCGAATCCATGCGCGAGATGCAGCGCGAGGTGCGCTTGATGGAAAAGGACCTGGCGCGCGTGCAGCGCACGCTCGCCAAGGGCGGGTCGCAGAGCGGCGGCCTGATCATGGCCGAGCGCGAACTCGCCGATGCGATCGAACGCACCAACCGGCAAATCGCGGCGCAGGAGAAGAAGTTGCAGCGGGTGGAAACCATCCGAGCCGGTGCAGGCAAAGTGGCAGGGGCGCTTGGCCGTGCCGGTGCCTACGCGTCAGCATCGATCACCGCGCCGCTGGGCATCGTGATGAACTCGGTCGACAACCTGGCTGAAAAGACGCGTGGTCTGAAAAACGCGGCCAATGTAGCCGGGATGGGGTTCGAACAATTCCAGCGTGACGCCTACGCCGCCCGGTCCCTCAACATCGAGTACGATAAATTCGGCGACATCCTGAAAGACACCCAGGACAAGATCGGCGACTTCACTGCCAACGGTGGTGGCGAAATGGCCGACTTCTTTGAAAACATTGCCCCCAAGGTCGGCGTGACGGCGAAAAGTTTCCGGGACCTGTCAGGCGCGGACGCCCTCCAGCTGTATTACAACTCTCTTGAGAAAGCCGGCGTAAGCCAAAAGGAGATGGTCTTTTATATGGAGGCCATCGCCGACGAGGGCAGCGGGCTCATTCCTATCCTGAAGAACAACGGCACGGGCATGCGCGAGATGGGATCTCACGCTGCTGTAATTTCCGCCAGCGACGCCGCCGGGCTTGAGGAATACACCCAAGCACAGATGCGGTTGGGTAACTCGACCACGAAGCTTAACATCGCTCTAGCCAAATCGGGGCTCATCGACACTATGACTTGGCTTTCGGACCAAGGCGCCAAGGCTGCTGACTGGTTCGGCACATTGTCGCCCGGGGCCCAAAGGGTTGCTGTTGTGCTGGGATTGGTGGCCGCTGTGGCCGGCCCCCTCCTCATCTTTTTCGGCGCGATCGCTTCAAGCGTGGCCACCCTCGCCCCCGTTTTCGCCGCCGTGGGCACCGGGATCGCGGCGATCGTGGGGGGTGTCGGAAGCGCTATGGCCTTTGTCGGCACGGCGCTGGCAACGGTGGTCGGCGTAGTCGGGGCGGTGCCCCTTCTCATCGCGGCGGCAGTCGCGGCTGTCGGTGTCGCGGCGTATATGATCTACACGCACTGGGATCAGGTAAAGTCCGCCCTCGGCGGCGGCATCGCCTGGCTCAAGGGCGCATTCAACGCCTTGCCGGGGTGGATGCGAACTATAGGTTCGATGATGATGCAAGGGCTGCTGATGTCACTCAACCCGGCGCTGCTGGTCGGCAAGCTGATCGGCATCGCGAAGTCAGGCGTCACCGCGTTCAAGAACTATTTCGGCATCAAGAGCCCCTCGCGCCTGTTCATGGAAATGGGCGGCCACATCAACGAAGGGCTCGGCATCGGTCTCGAAAAGGGCAAGGGCCGCCCCGTGCGCGCGGTCGGCCGGATGGCGGGCGCCGTGGCGGGTGCGGGGGCGATGGCGCTCTCGCCGGCTGCAGCTTCGCCACGCGCTCAGCAATCGGCCGCCCCTGCCAAGATCGAGATCCACATTCACCAGATGCCGGGCGAGAATTCCGAGGCGCTCGCCCAGCGTGTGGCCGAACTGGTCGAGCAGGCGCAGCGGCAGAATGCCCGGCGCGGATACGGGGACGATTTCTGATGCTCTTCGCCCTCGGCATGTTCGTCTTCGACAGCAACACCGTCCTGCCGGATAGTCTTACGAGGCGCCGGGACTGGCGGCACGAGCGCACCGATCGTTTTGGCGCCCGCGCGGCCAGCCAGTTCACCGGGCCGGGCGATGATAAGATCACGCTTGCCGGCACCCTCGTGCCCGAACTGCTCGGCGACTATTCGTCGATCGAAAAGCTAGCCGAGATGGCTGAGGAAGGCGAAGCGCTGCCGCTTCTCGACGGCCGGCACGTCAACATTGGCACTTTCACCATCGATGCTATCGACGAAGACAAGGGCAACCTGACGGACGACGGCTGCGCCAGGCAAAACGCTTTCACCATCGCACTCACGCGGGTGGCGTGATGGCCAGCGCTCCAGTCATCGTCGGACAGCCTTATGTCGAGCCCCGGGCCGGTTGGGACGTGGCGCTGGACGGCAAGAGCCTCACCAGCACCTTCGCCCCGCGCCTGATCTCGCTGCGCCTTTCGGAACGGCGCGGTGAAGAGGCGGATGAACTGGAGATCGTAGTGCACGATCACGACGGCCTCTTTTCACCCCCGCCGCAGGGTTCGATCCTGCGCGTGTCGCTGGGCTGGCTGCGCGGCACTGGCGTCACGCCCGGTCTGGTAGACAAGGGCAGCTTCGTCGTCGACGAGCTTAGCTGGGACGGCCCGCCGGATCGTATTTGCGTTCGCGCTCGCAGCGCCGATTTCAAGGACAGCTTTCGCACGCGCACGAATCAGGTCTGGAAGGACACGACGCTCGGCGCGATCGTCACCGGCATCGCCGGCCGGCACGGCCTGACCCCCCGCTGCCATCTCGATCTTGCCGGCCAGGCGGTTACGGCGGCCGAGCAGGGCAACAAGTCCGATATGCAGTTTCTGCGCGACCTGGCGCGCCGCTTCGACGCGACCTCCACGGTGAAGGCTGGGTCCCTCATCTTCGCGCCGATCGGAGCGACCACCACCGCCACCGGGGCCGTGCTCCCCACCGGGAGAATCAAACGCGGCGACTGCAGCCGCTACTCATGGAAGCGCTGCGCGCGCGAAAAAGCGCAGGACGGCGCTGAGGCCCAATACCACGACACCAAGGCCGGGAAACGCGAGACGGTGAACACTGGCGGCACGAACAAGAAGCGCCTGAAGCGCGTCTACGCCAGCAAGGGCGATGCCCATGCCGCCAGTAAATCGGAACATCGCCGCCTGCAGCGCGCCAGTGCCAGCCTTGATCTTGACCTATCGCTTGGCAACCCCCTGCTGATGCCGGGGATGCACGTGACCGTCTCTGATTTCAGACCGCACGTCGATGAGGCAAAATGGCTGATCGCATCGACGGATCACCATATGGACGCGCGCGGGCTCTCTACGCGCGTCACGATGGAGGTTTCGGGATGATGCGAAGGCGGTGCGACAGATTGCACCATGAATGACCGGCCGCGATTGCGACAGAATCCTGTAAGCAAATATCGCGAAAATCAGGGGGGGGCTGCGGTAGCTCGCTGATGCATCGGCAGCGATCGATTTTGGCCGGACGCGGACCGTTATCGCCTGGTGGAGCGTAAGCCGTACGCTGCCAGTCGCAGTATCCACATCGCCTTGTGACGCCTACCGATAGTTCCTGCTTTTGGCTTCGCCAGCAAAGTCGTTTCAGATTATATCGTCGCTATGTCGCGATGGCGGACGAGGATGGCGGCCCGCCTGACCATCACCGACAGTGTTGACGACGAGTGCGCAAGAGATCGGTGGCAAGCAAACGGCCTCCGAGGCTTAAAATCCGTATTTCGCTCGGCGCAGTCGGAAGGCGTTTTCACCGCCCTCCATTATTTGTTTTATCGCTTCGCGTGCCGCCGGCAGGTCGATCGCCCCTACGCCCTTGATTGTGCCACGGGATTGATCGCCCGTCGTCCGGTATCCAAACCACGCCACTAGCTCCGCGTCGCCATTCACGACGAGGTTGGCATTGTGGCTGGCAAAAACGATTTGCCGGAGCCGCTTCGCATCCCAGAGCTGATTGACGATTTCGAGCATGACCGGGTTGTCGAGGTCTTCTTCGGGCTGGTCGATGATGAGTGGCGGCCCTGCTTGGTTGAGCAACGTTTTTAGAAGCGCCGTCGCCTGCTGGCCGGCCGAGGCGTTTTTGAAGGGGATGTACTCCCCTTCACGCGCCCGGAACTCATAAACAGGGACCGAGGCGATCGGCGTTAGCGACAGCACCAGCCAGTTCTCCGGCGTGAAGTGCTGCGCGATCCTGTCAATGTCGCCGACGTTCAGCCCAAGGCCCAGCAGGCCGACCCCTCCCGGCCTGTTGCCAAGCGGGCCGCGCTCGGCATCATAGTCCGCCAAGCCTTCCAATTCCGCCAGCGCCGCCGTCCAAGATGCTTTTGGATCGGCCGCGCCCGTAATCCCCTCGCCCAGCGCTTCGAGCTTCGCCGATTGAACACGCGAGCCCTGCAGCGCTGTGCGCAACGTACTAACGAAGGCGACGGGATCTGCGTAACGCTTGACGGCCACGCGGATGAGGCCGCCCGATCGGGTCGTCAGCTCGGCACACTCGCGATCCACCAGATCATCATGCTCGGCATGTGCCCCCAGCCATTCATCCCGCGCGGCGGTATAGTTCTCATCTGCGGTCGCCAGCGTCGCCAGCATCTCGCGTACTCGCGTCGTTTCGTCGGTCAGCTCGGCAACACGTGCCTCCAGCGTTCGGAGCTGCTGCAGCTTTTCGGTCTGCGACGATGACCGCTCCATCGCAGCGCTATATTCATCCTGAAAGGCGGAGTGCCCCGCCTCCCACGCATCCCAAGGGCCAGCGGCCACCTCCCCGCCTTGGAACGCGCCCGCCGCCGCGCCCATTTCGTCGAGCGAGATCAGCGCGGCCTGCAGCATCGCGTCGTATTGGGCGCGGGCCTGGTCGAGAGTTTCCTTCATGCCGGCGGGTTCTGCCGGTACGGGCTGCATGGCGGCGCGTTGGGCCTGGACGAGCTGGCGCAGTTCACGCGCCTTCTGGCTAATCGTGCCTGCCCCTACTTTCCACGAGGCCACGAGAGAGCTTGCGGCATTGTAATGCTGGCCCTGCTCCAGCAGCGCCCGATCGGCGTCCGACAGCCCCGAGAGCGAGGCGCGGATCGTATTCGCCTGTTCTGTGATCGAGCGTTCTTCCAAGACCCGGTTATGCAGCGTCCGCGACAAATCGCGGAAACGCTGGCGGGTTGCATAGGCCTCCCGGATCCGGTTCGCCCGATCGTCGGCTTTCCGCTGCAGCCGGTCAAGATCGCCCTTGATCGGCGCGGTGATGAAGCGGGTCAGCTCCTCTATGCGTACGCTCACGTCACTGAGCTGCTTCTGGCTATAGGCCTGTATCGGAAGAAGCGCCCTTACTTCTTCTTCGGTGCAGGGCTGCAGCGCGGCCGCGCCGATCTTCATCTGGACGCTGCCATCGACACTTGTCCGCCGGACCAGATGGGGAACCCCGTTGAGAACATACATCACATCGACTGTGGCACCGTGGGGCTTCAACGTGCCGTCGATCAAGCGCAGGCGTCGCGCCTGATAGTTCGGCGTTTCGTCCTCATCGCCGGTGGGCGGCTGATCGCAGAGCGCCCAGCGGATATACTCCAGCACCGTGGACTTGCCGGTACCGCGACCGCCGATGAGGGAGTTGTATTGCGGGTTGAAGTCCAGATCGAGCGGCCCGAGGAACGTGGAATTGCTGACGCTGACGCTGGCGATGTAGGTTTCCGGCACGTGGGGTGAATCATGTGCGACGCGGGATTCCTGCGCAAGGCAGGCCTGCCGCAAAGCTTCCGCGGTCGGCGTCGCCCACTTCAGCCAAGTCGATGGTACGCCGAGCGTGGTGTGATCGTCGCGGCGCGTGTCCGAGGTTTGGATGCAGGCGATACGCTTGTGACCCCATGCGCCATCAATGCCGGCCAGCTTGTTTTTCGTCCCCTGCTTCAGATTAGCAAACAGCCCGTCGCTGTATCCGCCGACGCATGGCATCTCGATATACTTGTCGGTCTGACCTGCGCGCAGGAGAGAATGCTGCCCCTCATCAGTGACGTTTGGAAGAACAATGTAGCGGCCGCGCAGATATTCGTGTGCGTCGAGCTTCGCCTTCAAATCTGAAAAGGTCGTGATGGTGCCGAGGCGCACAACATCCCGGACCTTCGACTGTGCCGCCTCGTTCTGCGTGATCGCCAGCGCATTGATGGCCAGCGAAAACATATCATTGGGGAAGTCAGCATCGAAGATGATGATGGCTTGGCATGGAACGCCGAGAGTCAGTTCCATGCCAGGGAAGACGATGAGCTTGCTTGCTGGATCGAGCGCCGTGCCGTCTTCCGCCAACTCCTCCTCCGCTGCCGTCCGGATGAAGGGGAGAAATGTCATGCAGTGATGATCGGTGATGGCAACGGCCTGAAGGCCCTTTTCTCGGCAGGATTCAACAAACCGCCGACCGTAGGCAAGCCGATCTTTGTCTGTTAAAGCATCCGGTCCAGCCCAGCGGCGATCACGCGGGGTGTGAACCTGAAAATCGCACTTATAAAAATGCGCGCCCTTGTCCAAGATCATATCCCCTAACGTTCTCAAATTACGTTCTACTCCAACGGGGTGCAGAAGCAAATATGGCGACAAAGTATACGGGCTGATTTTAAAATCAGATACGATTAGCTTTTGCGGCAGAAGGGAATGTGCTTCTCGCCTACCATGCTGACTTGAAGCGGCCGACGCGGCCGCCTATCTTCTGGCCTCCAGTTTGAAGAGGAAACTTCGCGCAAAACGACTCACGGCTATCGCGGCGTGGATAGCTATCACCATCGGGTTCACCACCACGGTCACCATTCAGGTGCCAAAAACGGAGGTCCATATGGATGCACACGTCGAACTTATCGTGCACGGAAAAGCGGGCGCTGACGTGATCCCTGGTGGGGTAGCTGATCCACGCAAGCGATAGAGTGATGTTCGTTGTAGTGAGGTGCCTCATCAAGGTCGCGCCGGGGAGAGGTTCGATTCCTTTCCGTCACTCCTATGTATCGATCAACGAACTTCGCTTGAATTTCGGTACAGCTTTACCGTTGCGCAATCTTTGCTGAGCGTCGGCTTTCAAGCGAACCTGATGTGCTCCTGACCGACGGAGATGGGCCCAAAGCCGCTGGGCGTCTCACGCCGCAACCTGCCGATGCCTTTTGGCCGATAGCCGAATGTTTGGTTCGGAGCGCTTACGCCAAGATAGCTGCCGTCCGGGTGCCTTCCAATTATCGACCATCATAAGCGGTCCCGAGCCGGCTGTGAGAACGGTCGCGCGAGATGCCGTAACCTGCCGTTTGCGGGAGACAACACGGCCCGCAGCTTTTGGCATTTAACTGCTAGACCCGCTTCCACGGACGCGACTTGGGATACCATATCGCACGGCCATCACTGCGGCTCTTGGCCGACAGCATAGGAAGGGTTATGCGCTGCAGCGATAAGGGGCTCGTCTAAAAAATGGATATTCACGGTTATCTCGCAGAAATTCGAGCGCTTTATGCCAGCGGGATTTCTACTGAACACAGTTTCCGGCCCGCCTTGGTCAGATTATTTGGCTCCATCGCCCCCGGGCTGACCGTTATCAATGAACCAAAGCACCTTACCGACGTTGGCGCGCCGGACTTCGTGTTCAACCGGGGTGAGGTCGCCATCGGTTGGTGCGAGGCCAAGGACATCGGCAAGGACGTGCGAAAATTCGCCGCGACCGATTACAGCAAAGCCCAGAAAGAACGCTACAAGAAGGGCCTGCCCAACCTGATCTACACCAACGGACTGGACTTTGAATTCATTCGCGACGGCGAGGTCATCGATTTCATTACCGTTGCCGACCTTATCCCGTCACTGCCTGCGCGGGCCGAAAACTTCCCCCTTCTAGAAAACCGGCTGCGTGACTTCGCACAGGTGACCCCGCTTAGCGTCACTTCGTCGGCAAAGCTCGCGGCGATGATGGCGGGCAAGGCCGCGATCATAAAGGACATCATGGGCCGCGCCCTTGTGGCCGATATGAAAGCCAGAGACGCCACCGGCACGGCAACCGACCTGATCGGGCAGTATGAAGCGTTCAAGACAAGCCTGATCCACGACATTACCGCGGAGGAATTTGCCGACGTCTACGCAGAAACCATCGCCTACGGCCTGTTTGCCGCGCGCCTGCATGACGAAACGACGGACACGTTCACCCGTGCCGAGGCGCTTGACCTGCTACCCAAGACAAATCCGTTCCTGCGCGAACTGTTCATCTACATCGCCGGTCCGAATTTGGATGAGCGTCTGCGCCGCGTGATCGATGAACTGTGCCACGTATTTTGCGCCACTAACATGGAGCGGGTGCTACGCAATTTCGGCAAGATCACCTCGCGGCAGGACCCGTTCTTGCATTTTTACGAGGATTTCCTGGCCGAATATAACCCGGCCAAGCGCAAGGCTCGCGGCGTTTGGTACACGCCCGAACCCGTGGTTAATTTCATCGTGCGCGCCGTGGACGAGGTACTGAAAACGGAATTCGGGCTGGCCGATGGTTTGGCCGATACCTCGAAAATCACTATTGATTGGGACACCGGGCAAAACGACCCCAAAACGGGTAAGGCCGCGACCATCAAAAAGGAAGTCCACCGCGTCCAGATTCTGGACCCAGCAACTGGCACCGGGACCTTCCTTGCCGAGGTGGTTAAGCTCGTGTCTGAACGGATCAAGGGCGTCGCCCCGGGGCAGTTGTCGGCTTATATCGAGCGCGATTTGATCCCGCGCCTGCATGGGTTCGAATTGCTGATGGCCTCCTACGCCATGTGCCACATGAAGCTGGACATGATCCTAACCCGGCTGGGCTACAAACCATCGGCCAACCCGCCGCGCCTTGGGGTTTACCTCACCAACTCGCTGGAAGGGGGGGAGCGCGTGTTGCAGACCTTCGATTTCGGCATTCAGCGCGCTATTACCGAAGAGTCCAAGCAGGCCAACAACATCAAGCGCCAAACCCCTATCATGTGTGTGATCGGCAACCCGCCCTATTCGGGCCATTCATCCAATAGGGGAGCATGGATCGAAAAGCTGATGACCGACTATAAGGTCAGCCCGGAATTGAAACGTCCAGCACAGGCCAAATGGCTATCGGACGACTACGTCAAATTCGTGCGTCTCGCCGAACACATGATCGAAAAGAACGGTGAGGGCGTACTTGGGTTCATCACCAATCACGGTTATCTGGACAACCCTACCTTTCTCGACATGCGGCACCATCTGCGTCAGACATTCGACCGGATTTACGTGCTCGACCTGCACGGCAACGCCAAGAAAAAGGAAGTTTGCCCAGACGGGACCCCTGACAAAAACGTGTTCGACATTCAACAGGGCGTGGCGATAATCCTCGGCGTGAAGCGGCGAGCAATGACGACAAAGGCCAAGCCACTTGCGCAAGTGCTGCACGGCGAATTGTGGGGCGACCGCGAAACGAAATATCGGCAGTTATGGGATGGCACCGCACCGGCTTTGATCACGAGCGATGTTTCGCCCGAGACCGCGCCGTGGCGCTTCAAGCCGACCGACAAGGCCTTGGAAGCGCGCTATCTTTCGGGCTTTTCTGTTGCCGACCTGTTTTCGCCCAATGGCAGGCCAGCACCTGGCATTGTCACCACGCACGACGAGTTCGCCATTTCGTGGAACGCCGCAGAATCCGCCGAAAAGGTCGAGCGCCTGCTGGCGACAAAAACTGAAGCAGACGCCCGTCAGCTTTTTCGACTCTGTTCGCAAAGCCAGTGGAATTATACGGGGGCTAAAGTCGGGCTTGCGGACTTCAAGTGGCGGCAGGCGATCACTCCGATTGCCTACCGGCCTTTCGACACACGTTTCACTGTCTACAATTCTCACGTAGCGGTGCATCGCCGGGAGCGCGTGATGGCACACATCTTTAAGCGTCAAAATTTGGCGCTGCTTGTGACGAAAGCTGTGCGTGACACCAAATACGCACACTGCTTTTTGACCGACACGTGCAATGAGGTGATCTTCCTTTCTGGCGTTTCCGCATCAAACGCGATGAGCCTCCCTCTCTACCTTTTCCCTGAAGAAGGTACCTTGGATCAATCCATCCGCGTGAACTTCGAACCGGAGCTATACGGCCAAATCCGCACGACGGCAGGCCTCTCCAGCACCCCGGCTATACCTGATGGCACCGATAAATTCCGCAACGCCACCGGTGATGCCCGCCCTGATGAGATCAAGGTGTTCGATTACATCTATGGCGTTCTGCACAGCCCGGCTTATCGCGCCACCTATGTGGAATTCCTGAAGACTGGCTTCCCCCGCATTCCTTTCCCGGCGAGCGCGGAATCCTTCCGCGCGATCAGCGAACAGGGCGAGGCGCTACGTCGCCTGCACCTGATGGAGGACGCCGCCATCGGTGCAACACCCTATCTCTTCCACGGTGACGGCGACAGCGTGGTGGAAAAGCCACGCCATGAGAACGGGAACGTCTGGATCAATGCCGACCAGTATTTTGACGACGTCCCCGCTGTTGCATGGGAATTTCACATTGGCGGCTACCAGCCAGCGCAAAAGTGGCTGAAAGACCGCAAAGGGCGAGTCCTGACCTATGATGACATTCGCCATTACCAGCGCATGATCAAGATCTTGACCGAAACCGACAGCATCATGCATGGCATCGACGTGCCGCTCTAGCGTTCAATATGTATTTGGAATTTAAAATTTTACAGGTGGCCGGGAACCACGATCAAGTTCCGCGACCTGCTTGGTCCACCGATCGATGATGGCCACAGCGAGCGTCGTCGGCTCATGGGACCGAGGATCAAGTGGCTGACCGCCAGTTAGGGCGCGAAGCTGCCGTAGCCTCGTGAAGCCGATCGTTCCCCAATGTTACACGCGAGCCTGACCAGTAATATGAGAGCGGTCATGGCTTCCCCAGCATAAGCCCTAACTCAGCGGCATCCGGGGTTTTGCCGCGCCCGTAGGAGGCTGCACGAATGGCTGTCCCATCGGGAAAGTTTCGCTACCTCAAGTTTACCGCTTTCCTACAAGTTCCGTTCCGGCCAAGGGAGGGAACGAAAGGGGAACGCGGTGCGATCGTGGTGAGCAACAACGTGTATCGGTTAACGCCAGGCTGCGCCGCCGCCTGCCTACGTTGCAGCGTTCGCTGCGCTACAGCAGTCGCGAATCGGGACGATTTGTGGCGCGCCCTCGAGGCGGCGCGGCGTGAGCAGGCTCTTCGTCCAAGTCCTCTTCGTAAACGGCAGGTCCGATTGCTGCAAAACCAGTTGGAAGCCGCTGAGCAAGAATGCGCGCGGCTTCAGCCCGAGTCGCGTCTTCGGGAATCAAAGCTAGAAGCGTCTCAAACATCGCGGCGAGGGCTGCTTCACTAGGCAAACATACGGGCAGATGGACCCACTGCCGCTTCGGCTGCGCGGCTTCGATCTCGCGAGCCTCAGGCTCGGCTTCGGTCTCCGTAAGCCCGGCAAGCGCCATCACATCTGAAGGGTCGATGCCGTGCTCCGCGAAGACCACCGCGATTTTGCGGGCCAGCTCCAGCGGGAGAAAAGGCTTCTTGTAGGAATTGGCGCTCTCGTAAAAACCATATGACGAGTGGCCGAGGCCCAGCTTTTCAGCCGCGCTTCGAAGCGACAGCGCGGGCCGGGCGGTGAGGCGGAGAGCTTTGAGACGAGGCGCTACGGAGGTCATGCTCCCGTCGTACGGAAAACTTGGACGCCGTCCGCACGGAATATCCGTTGACTTATGTCCAGAACTTCTGGACATAGCGGGGGATGCAATGTCCTGTCTCAATTTTCACCCTCTTCGGCGGCGTTCGTCCGATGGCTCGGGAACTCGGTGTTCCAAAGTCGAACGTCTCCGCTTGGAAGACTGCTGACCGCATTCCAGCCGGTGAACAACCCCACGTTCTTGAAGTCGGCTTGGCTCTTGGCCTGCCGATCACGGCGGAATTGGTCATCTTTCCCTCGGGCGATGTCCCTGACGCGGTCGCTCGTGCTGCCCCCCAAGATTGCCCTTGCACTCCGGCTGCCGCAGTGCCCAACGCCGCTGCTGTCTTCCACGGCGTAGACCGCACCGGCGGCACGCAATACGGAAAACGCAGCGCGGGTTTGCACGCTTGTGACCGCACGGTGCGGGCGTGACGAAGTCGCGCCAACCGCTGACCCAATATCGGGCGCTGGAAACGGTCGCCGATCTGCTTGGCTGGGAAACCTGCGCCGAAATCGTCGAGATGTCTGTCTCGATGACGCGCAAGCTGGGTGATCCCGACACCGGCCGCGAACTCAAGTATCGCGATGCGATCCGCCTCGACGCCGCGTTCCGGCAAGCGGGCGGCACCTGCTCGCCTTTTCTGGACTGCCACGCCGCCCGGCTCGGCATCGACACGACCGCCCCCGGCTTGGACGCGGTCTGTCTGATGATGGCCTCGGGCATCGTAGCGAAAGAAAGCGGCGAGGCCATGAACGCAGTGATGCAGGCCGCCAGCAGCGGCGACCCCGCCGCCCGCTTGGCTGCGATCCGCGAAGGCGAGGAAGCCATGCAGGCTTGGGCCGCGCTCCTCCACAACCTCAAATTGCAACCGCCGGGGGCCTGATTGATGTCGGGGGGACACAAGCACACCGCAGCAGAGGACGTTGCCACCGTCGTCGCCGAAGACGACGCTGGCCGGTTCGCGCCTCTCTACTGCCCGCACTGCGGGTTCCGGGGGCGTATCCGCTCCAGCAAGCAGGTCACCGGCCAGCACCGGGACATGTACTACCAGTGCGTCAACCTATTCTGCAGCCATAGCTGGCGCGCCTCGCTCGCCTACGAATACGGGATCGTCCCCAGCGGCATCCCCAATCCCAAGGTGGACCTGCCGCTTCGCCCCATGGAGCGGCAGGCATTCCTTGAGGCCACGCGCCCGCGCGACACCGCCCAGCCAGACATGTTCGATTCCGGCCCGCCCTCGGTGGCGGCCGCCTGAAAGGCACCCCAACATGCCGAAACCTGACGTGCATCCGATGGAGTGCGCCTGCCGCGCCTGCACTCCCGCCAAGCTCAACGGCGGCGCCGAAGCCCTCGGCCTTAGCGCCGCCGCCCTCATCCTCGTCGCGATCGTGCTCCTTGCCGTCGCCGCAGGCCTTCACCTCGAATCACTCGCTCACTGGGAATGACCGCCATGCGCTTGAACCGCCAGACCACGCCCGCCCGCCGCGCGCAGCCGCCCGTCACCTTCATCTGCAACGCCTGCGAATGTGTTGAACACGCCCGCAATACCGCCCTGCCCAAGGGCTGGACGCGTAAGGAAACCCGCCGCGACGTTCACGTCTTCTGCGGGCCTTGCACCGTCAGCGCCGAGCAGCGCGGGCTTTCGGGCCGCCGCCAGTGACCGCCTCTCTCGCCGCCTGGCGCGAACTCTGGCGAAGCGCCCCGATCGAAGTGCAACGGGACATCGTGCGTCTCGCCTGCCTGACGCCCAGCATCGCATACGGCTTCGCACTCGCCTGGACGATGCTCCCAGCATGACGCCCATCGCCCACCACGTCCGCGAGGGCCTTGAAGCCGTCATCGGCGAGCGCCTGCGCGGCGCCGCCCCGGCCCGCAACCCTTACACCCCGAAATCCCGGCGCGGCCTCTTCTGGCAGCGCGGTGCCGATCACGCGCAGGCGACGATCGACGAACTCATGAAGATCGTCTGATGACCGCAGAGACCGACCACTACGGCACCGCCGTCAAGCTCGTGCGCGAGCACGACAAGGCCTCCACATCATGGCTGCAGCGCCAGATCGGCGTGGGCTACAACACCGCCGCCAAGCTGATCGAGCGTATGGAAGCGGACGGCATCGTTTCGGCGCCCGACCACGTCGGCCGCCGCTTCGTCCTCGGTGATGACGGCCAGGCGATCAACCCGCCCGCGCCGGTCGAGCAGCAAATGACCATCCCGGTCGACCTGCCGAAAGAGAACCGCGCCGCTGACGATCGCCTGCGCCTTCTGATCGAGCGCGTCGAGCGCCTCGAGGAAGAGAAGAAGGGCATCAGCGACGATGTCCGTGACATCTTCAACGAGGCGAAGGCGGTCGGATACGACGTCAAGATTATGCGTCAGATCGTCCGCATTCGGAAGATGAAGCCCGATGATCGCCGCGAGCAGGACATGCTGCTCGATACCTACAAGTGCAGCCTCGGGATCGACTGATCCGTGTTCCGCCTGCCGCGCCTCTTCCGCCGCCAGCCCTCCACCACCGCCGCCGCACAGACCCTAGGTCAACGCAGCGCCGAGGTGCGCGCGGCGAAGGCCCGGCAGGAGCGCAGCAAGGTACGCACCATGGCCAACGAGCTGCGCGCCGACATGCGCGCCAAAGGTCTTAGCGACCTCCCCGACATTGACTGGAGCACATTCGAATGAACGAGACGCTCGCCAGCTTCTATCGTTTCAGCGTGCCCGGCCTGCGCGGCTTCGCCGCCACCGGCCCCGCCATCGCTCTTCTTTGCCGCCACGTACTTCTTCTTGGCGACGCGGCCGCGCGCGAATGATCCAAAACCCTCATCCCATCGCGAACCTGGGGAAATGCCACGTCTGCAACGACACTGGCTTTTCGGACTACGCATGGTTTCGCATCGATCCATGCGCCTGCGCCGCCTCTCCACCAGCAAGCCCGCTCGCACCCTTCGTTGTGAACGGCACCAGCCACACACCACCCCCCAGTCTCCAAGCGACAAAAGGTCCTAGGCCATGATCCGCCAATCGAACTTCGAGTGCCACATCGTATCGCAAAATACACCAATCACAGTCGCCGCGCAGGAACCGCAAATGTTTGACAGCCCAACTTCTCCCACACCCGCAACCCCAAGCATCAGAGCGGTCGGTCGGCTCCTACGTCGGCAAGAGGTGGAGCGGGAAGTGGGCCTGAGCAGATCCTCAATTTATCGACTTATGGACCAAGGAAAGTTCCCCCGCCCGGTGCAGACCGCAGAGCGCGCCGTTCGCTGGCCAAGCGCGGTGATCGACGCCTGGAAGCTGTCACTCCCCACCGTCGATAAAAATTAATTATCGCACATTCCGAGTTATTCGGGGGCAGCGCTGGGGGCATTCCCCGCGATGCAATCTCCAAAACTAGCGAATTTCGGGGCAATTGAAGAATGCACTCAGAATCCTGTAGCCGGCACCATTTCCGCACATCGAAGGACAATCGGGAGCGGGCGGCGCCGAGCACTCTTGCTCCGCCGCGCGCGTTCAGATCTGGCTGTCGAGCCAGGAGGCCGTGCAGTGAGACTTGCGCGTGCACCTGGCATCGCCGTGCGCGCAATTCCAGCGCCGTAAGGCATTGATCTAAAGGCATAAGACATGAATGATCCGGCGCATCTTGGGTGATTACCACTAGGATTCGCCGATTCAATATTCAGCTAATGCAATTAACGTGTTTTAATGTGTCTCGCTTGGCGAGCGGCTCGGCGCAAACCCGAGCCCCTGCCTATTTCTCCGCGACCCATTCCTGGCGCAGCGCAGGCCCGGCCAGCGTCATGAGCACAGCCGCCAGCAGGTACAGCACCAGCGCGAACAGCATCGAGTAGCGCAGCGATTCCGCGCCCCATACCGGCACCAGCGCCTCCGACAGCGCGCCTAGCGCGTAGATGCCGCCGCCGAGGCCGATCAGGT